TAAATATTCAACCAATAACAATACCAACACAAGGAACGGCAGTAGGCTTAATTCTTAAATGCTTTGATTTAGATATGACTGCAACAACTGCAACATTCTATTATGAATTAGTTGGTGCTTCAGATTATAACACACCACAAAGGGTTTTTACTTCAGGGAATATTTCAATGACTGAAGCAGAATATTCTAATTGGGGTGCGGATAACAATTATTGCATACAATGGGCAGCTAATAAACTTGGATTAACTTTATTATAATGAAACAACATTTTGAACTTTTAGGAGTTTGGCTTTTATCAATAGCCACATTTTTAACTTCATCTGAAGTGATTGGTTTCTTTGCTATAACTGCAAGTATAACTACAATCGTAGGCAATATGCCTGGAGTAATTAAATTTTTCAACAAATACATAAAAAAATGAAAAGTACAAAAACAACAATCTTCGGATTGATTTTGGCAACATTGGTAGCGGTTCAACCTATCATTGAAGGAACAGGTTACCACTTTGACGGCAACACAATTACTAAAATTTTGTTTGCTGCTTCACTTGCTGCTTTTGGATATTTGGCAAAGGACCACGATACCAAATAAAAAAAGGAGTCAGTAAAAACCGACTCCGTTCCACAAGTAAGACCAAATTATTATCCTTTCAAAAATAGGAATTTATGCTGAAATATTTATTGTTTTTTTCAATTTTTTTTACAGGTTGTTATTCAGAGAAAAAAGCATCTAAACAATTAAATAAAGTAAGCGTTCAATATCCTGTTTTAATATCGCAAAAATGCGGTGAATTATTCAAGCCTATTGTTACTAAAGACACCCAAATAGTAACGGAATACATCAATAGAATAGACACATTTTTAAGTAATACTACTGAAACAATTATAGTTACTGATACTATAAAAAAAGATTGTTCTAAAAATGTCAAGCAATTAGTTCTAAAATTGCAAAATGCTAACAGGTTTATTCAGGTCCTTCAGAATGATTTGCGTAAGAATCCGCCTTACATTGTTAAAAATGTTATTGATACTGCAAAGGTATTTTCTTTAACAAAGGAAAGGAATTTGGCTTTGAAGGATAAAGAAGATTACAGGACACGGAACGAGGTAATGAATAAAGTTTGCATTTGGTTACTGATTATAATAATAGTTTTAATTTCTTATATCTACGCAAATGAAACCAAGTCAAAATTGTATAAATCTAATTAAGAGGTTTGAAGGTTGTAGGCTAAAGGCTTACAAATGCCCTGCTTCAGTATGGACCATTGGCTACGGAACAATTAGATATCCTGACGGAAAACCTGTTAAGGAAGGCGAAGAAATTAGTTTGTATCGTGCAGAAACTTTGCTTACTAATGAAGTTGAAAAATTTGCTAAACAAATTAAACTAAACGTAAATCAAAATCAGTTTGATAGTTTGGTTTCATTTTGTTATAACCTTGGTATTGGTGCTTTCAATTCAAGCACATTGAAAAAGAAAATAATTGCTAATCCTGGAGATTTATCTATAAGGGATGAATTTATGAAATGGAATAAAGCAAGGGTTAAAGGAGTATTAACTGAACTAAAAGGTTTAACTAATAGAAGAAAGGCGGAAGCCGATTTATATTTCAAAGATTATGGCAAAGACATTAAGCAGTAATAAACTTTCATTTGGTAAAAGAAAAGGTGGTAAAGCAAAGAAGTCAAAAGGACCTAAAGACAAATCTATTTCTAAATATAAAGGTCAAGGTAAATGAACAAAACGGAACTTCTAAAGGATTATCGCAGGAAGAATATGGATATGCCTACAAGGAAACTTTCAAGGATAATCTATAATGAAAACCCTTTGCTATTTAAGGATACTGAAGACATAAGGAAAAGGTTAATGAATTTTGAAAATGCAAAACAAAAAAAAAATTTTGATGAAGAATTTAAAAAAGATAAAATGCGACCACATAACCCTTACCAACTTCCTGAATCTTCAGAATCTACCTATGAACCTTATATAATCAAAGGCTTTAAAAAAGTAGGTATTCTTTCAGACATTCATTTACCTTATCACAATTTACAAGCTTTAACCTGTGCTATTGATTTTATGAAGAAGGAAAAGGTTGATGCTTTGCTTTTGAATGGGGATACTATTGACTGCCATTCTTTAAGCAGGTTTATGAAAGACCCAAAGAAAAGAGATTTTAAATACGAATTAGACACCTTAAAAGCATTTGTGAATGTTCTAAAGAAGGAACTTAAATGTAAAATATTTTTCAAGATAGGCAACCACGAAAACAGGTATGAACATTTCCTTTATCAAAAGGCAGGTGAGTTAGTAGGGATAGAAGAATTTCAGTTTTCAAATATCATTAAAGCACGTGCAGAAGGAATTGAAATAATAGAATCTAATAGGTTTATGAAGTTGAATGATTTAAACGGGATTCACGGACACGAATACATTGGCGGAATTTCTGCACCTGTAAACGTTGCAAGGGGTTTATATCTACGAGGTAAGACATCGGCTTTTCAAGGTCATAACCATTCCACAAGCGAACATTCGGAAACTGATATGAATGGTAAAATAACAACAACCTGGAGCATCGGTTGTCTATGTGAATTGCATCCTGAATATATGCCATTGAATAAATGGAATTGGGGTTGTGCGGTTGTCTATTTAGATAACAACGGAACTGATTACGAGTTTTTCAATAAGAGAATCTTTAAAGGCAAAATCTTATGAGTGAAGAAAAAGAACCAACTGCTGAAGAAATAAAAGAAATAGAAGAAGAATTTGATTTTGAATATACAACACGAATGGACTATGTAAGTTGTGCTTACTATTCTATTTCTGCAGTTGAGGGAATAGATTTACTTTTACTTACAAAGGATGAAGCAAGGAAGATTAAGAAGATAATTAAGAAGTCAATTAGAATAATAGAATCGTGTATAAATGAGATGCACGATGAATTATTTGAAGATGAAGAAGATTAAAAGATAGTTTTTGTTTTAGGATTTTGGATTGTTTTAGATTGCGAGGGATGTTTCTACATCCCTTTTTTTATTATAACAGGTTATAAAAGGAGCATTTTTGTAGGGTTTTGTTCCCTTAATAACCCATTGTAACATATATTTCTTTTATTAATAACTATTGATTCTATTGAGTTTCAGCGAATCGGAAAAAAAACTTTAAAAAAAAAGTTCTAAAATATTTTTTTTAGAACGAAAAACATTTTATCTTTGATTTATCAAAGCAAACGATAACAATCTAAAACTTAAAACAATGACAACTACAAAAATTATCTACGAAAATTTAAGAAGATTTGAAGTTGAATTAGCATTCAATGGCGATTTGAATTTAGCCGATATAAAAGAAAATGGAAAAACAATTTGGACAATTTTTGCCAATTCTGAAAAAAGTTTAAAATCTCAAGTTACAAAATGGATTAGAGCAAATTGGTAATCTTACAGGGGTGCAGCATCCTTAAAACTGCTTTTTAAAAAATAATTCAAAATAATTTTGTTTTATAATTCTAAAAGATATATCTTTGATTTATCAAAGCAAAACAAATAACCTTAAAACTAAAAACAATGCAATCAATTAAAACTTTATCAACTCGTTTAATCTGCGATTCTAACTGCATTATTACTGCTGAATTATTAGAAATTAAAGGGAATTATGCCACAATTTTTTATGATAAAAAAATTATTAAAAGAAAAATTATGACAAGTTATGACGGGAAAAAATACATCTTCCCTGATGGCAAATACTCAATGTGTCCAACATTTGATTTATAATCTTACAGGGGTGCAGCATCCTATCAACTGCATAAATCTAAAAACTAAAACAAATGAAAAAATCAACAACCCTGGCAATCATTATTCTTGCCAACCTTATCTTCGCTTACATTATCTTTCAATTTCGTAACTTCTAAATCTAAAACAAATGACTGAAAAAAACGCTTTTGAATTATTGCTTGAAGCAGTTAAATCTTCTTCAGCAACTCACGATGAAAAAATCAAAATTCTAAATGCTTTGAATGAGTACATAGAATATAAGTACCAACAAACAATCAACCTTAAAGCATTCTAAAATGAACCTATTAGCATTTTCAATTTATTGGGTAATCGTAATAACCACATTGTTAATCCTTAACAAAAGATTAGATGCCAAATTTAAAAAGGAACTTGAAGAAGAAGAAATTCAGTAAATTAGTAGAACTATTAACAACCAAATTAGTAAAAACAAAACCTTTAAAACAATGCAACAATCCAACACCATCAGCGAATTAGCGAAAGCACTTGTTGTTTTCCACGTTAAAGTTGACACGATTAAGAAAGATGCAAAGAATCCTTTCTTTAAATCAACTTATGCTTCACTACCTAACATCCTGGAAGGAATTAATGAACCATTAATTGAATCAGGTTTGTCAGTTGCTCAATTCCCTACAGGCGAAAATGGTTTAACTTCTATTCTATTACACGAATCAGGCGAATTTATTTCTGCTGAATATCAAATGCGACCTGTAAAGGATGACCCACAAGGCAGAGGTTCTTGCATAACCTACCAAAGAAGATACGCTTTAGCTTCTATTCTTGGTTTAAATATTGATGAAGATGATGACGGAAACACGGCTACCTATGGCGGTAAGAATCCACAAGAAGCAGAAGATAATTCTAAACCTTGGTTGAATAAAGGAACTGATATATTCAACAAAGCAAAAGCAAAACTTGCTACAGGCGAAACAACAATGGCTAAAATAAAAGCAGCATTCAAGGTATCTAAAGAAGTAGAAACATTACTAACATCTAAAAACTAAAACAATGTTACCACAAATTTCAGCAGGACTGACAAAGAACCAAATAAAAATCATAGCTCAAAACTCCATCAACGAACTAATGGATTCAGGGCGAATTCTGGAAGCAGCCGAAGCACTTTCAATAATGGAAAAGTTTATAGAAGAAGTAAGGAGTTCAAAAGCATTTACCGACTATGTAAGGGATGAAATAAGCAAGAACGGAAAACAAATAACCAATGCTTCAGGAGCAAAAATTGAACTTTCAGAAGCAGGTGTTAAGTACGATTTCAGCAAATGTAATGACCCATTACTTCCACAATTAGAAGCAAGGTTTGAAACTGCAAAAGCTATTCTTGATGAAAGAAAGAAGTATCTTAAAGCCATTCCTTATTCAGGTGTTGAAGTTCTAATAGAAGATGAATTGGTAAAGTTATTCCCACCGAGCAAAACAAGTTCTTCCACCTATAAAATAACTTTAGCAAAATGATGATACTATTCGCTTTATTTGTTGCTACGATAGTTGCAATAATTTATTACAATAGCATTGGAAAAATTAATGATGATTCAGAAGATTTTTTAAACTAAAAACTAAAACAAATGAGATACGAAACCGAAAATTACTTTATTAATTACGATTTAGAAATCAATGTAACTGCTAATTATGCAACCGATACACGAGTTGAAGAATGTCACGGCTACCATACCTTTGAAGATACTAAAGAAGAATTTATAATTAATTCAATTAGAATTAGAGTTGCAGATTCTTTTATAGATATAACCGACAGGTTAACAGATGCAGAAAAAAAATTGTTAATTAAAAATCAAGATTAATGAAAGGAACAATTAAAACAATAGAAGGAAATTTATTTTGTGTTGCTATGGTTGAAGGTTGGGAAACATTTTACCCTTTACATCCTTATGATATAGCTATAGATGGAATGGAAGTTGGTTTTGAATTGGTAGATGAATTTACACATCCACATCTATTTGGCGGTGTTGGTTGGGGTGATGGCAAAAATTATGCTAAAATTATAACATATTATATTTAAACTTATGAACGGAATAAAAGAAACAACAGGTAAGTTAACCTATGATATTGATTTTGATTTTATAGAGCAAATGGCTGACAGGATGCAAAGAAATAAACATAAATATCCTTTAGGGAATTGGAAGAAGGATATTGATGTAGAAGAACTTAAACAGGCTTTATTCAGGCATACGATGGAAATAATGAAAGGCAAGTATTCAGATGAACAATCTTTCGGACATTTAATAGCAATAGCCTGCAATGCTTTTATGATTAGATATCAATTGAATAATAAAACTTCTAAACTTCCAAAACTTCTATAATGATTTGGCTAAACTTTGACACCTGGTATAAGTACAAAATCAAACGCACAAAGAATAAAGTTTGGTATTGGGAAAGATACTATAAGAATGGTCATAGGTGGACACCTTTTATAATCTTAAAAATCAAAACCAATGAAAATTTATTTGATGATTGAAAACGGAATGTGCCTAAATTATATTAATTTACACACCCAAAATAGAATGAGGTTAAAAGATACTGATTTCAGTTCTTCTTCTTTAAGGTTTGAAACTATACTTTACACTGAAGAAGATATGATTAAAGTAAAAGCACTTCATCCTGAAGCGGAAGTAATAAAGTTCAATAGTCCTTCACATTTTAAATATTTTAGAAATGCTATGGTGCTACCTGCTTTCTGATGTAATAGGTTCTTATTCTAAAATAACTTACGGACTGCAAGGAGATAAGATAGCAGTAATAGGAAGGCATAACGAAATGGTTAAGGTCCTTCACGAAAACGGACAAGTTTTCTTTGTCAAAGAACATTTAATTTCAACAAATTTTATAACTAAAAATCAAAACAATGGAACAACAACAACAAAGCCAAGAAACAAAAAAAGAGTTTAAGCCGAAACCCTGGTTAAAGAAACCTGAAGAAGAAAAGAAAGTTCAAGGTTATTACTATGTAAAAGCAAAGTATAGAGAAATTGCTAAACAAGAAATAGATAAACTAACTGAACAATGGACATAAACAAAACAACTAAAGACAAAGTAAAATCCTTATTAGTTCAATTTCCGCACTTAAGAGATTCAGATGAAAGATTAATAGCTACCTATTGGATGAAAGAAGCAGGAAGTAAAGATGCTTTAGATTCAATGACTGCAACACAATTCTTAACAAATTTCGTTTCAGGTGCTTATACTAATCCTGAATCCATCCGCAGAGTAAGGCAAAAGATTCAAGAAGAAAACGAACAATTAAGGGGTAAATCCTATCACAAAAGACAAAAATTAGAAACCGATGTTAGAAGAACAATCAGAACTTTGTAACCCTTGCGTTGATTATCCTTCATTCTTTGAAATCAATGCAGTAAGTAAGCGTTTAAATTCAAATGAAATACTTGAATCAGTTTCTAAATTCTTTGATATTCCTGTTGATGTTATAGTAGGTAAAAGAAGGAATGCAAGAATAGCTGAAGCAAGAATGGCTGCTGCTTTTGTATTGAGAAAAGACCGCTATTTGAATTTAGGCTTAAAACATATTGGTTCAATTTTAGGTGGCAAAGACCATACTACCATAATGCACAGCGTAAAAAGAACGGCTGAATTAATTGAAATTGAAGAAGATTTTAGGGATAAAATTAAGAAGTTATTCCTGGCAACTTATGAAAGTACAAGTTATTTTTACGATTGATTTTTCTTGAATTGAATAAAGGATTAAATTTGTTACACGATTTGTAAATGAAGGACAAGCCATTTACAAATTAATTTTAGAGAAATCTAAATTAAAACCCTGCAGCTTGTCCCTGTGGGGTTATTTTATTTTATGACACAAATTAAATTTTTATGCGAATTAGATGCACAAGATTATTTAGAAGTTATATCAGAAGAAGAAAATGATTTAATAGGGATATATATTAATAAAAAAATATTGCAAGATGAATGCGATATTGAAGAAACTTTATCAGTTTTATTAAATTGTAATGATGTTAAAGCATTAATTAATTTACTAAATGATATGGTTAATAAAATAGAAGGAGGTAAAGAATGAGTTACATTAAATTAGACAGGGATTTGCTTTATAGTTATTGCTTCGCTAATCCTAATCATTTAAAGATTTGGATTTGGTTATTAATCAAAGCTAACTTCAAAAATGCTTTTGTTCCTATTAATTTAGGCAAAGGATTTAAGACAATAGAAGTTAAACGTGGTCAATTAATCTTTGGTAGAAACAAAGCAGAAGATGAACTTGGATTGAATGGTAGTTTGATTTATAGAACGCTTCAATTATTTGAAGAATTAGGACAAATAAATATAGAAGTGAACAGCCATTATTCAGTTATAACTATTTGTAATTATGATAGTTATCAAAGTAATAACGATGAAGTTGAACAGGCTACGAACAACCAATGCACAACCAATGAACAACACGTGAACAACACTTGCACAACACGTGAACAACACGTGAACATATATAAAGAAGAATTAGAAGAAAAAGAAAGTAAAGAAGAAAGAATAATTTTAAGAGGCAAAAAATTTTTAAGTTCAGATTTTGCAGAACTACCTGACCATTATTTAACAACTTCAATTCAGCTAATCAAGATTCAGAAAAAAATTGATTTAACGAATGATGAAGTTTTTAAAATGTGGGAAGTTTTTAAAACCCAAAACTTGACAGGCGAAACACATTACAATTCTGAAAACAAAGTTTATCTTCATTTTACCAATTGGCTAAAAACACAAAAATTTGAAAATGGAACTACAAAGACAAGACAACAAACAACTAACGAAGCACTTGACTACATCACAAGCAAAGGTGCTGAACTCTATGCCAAGTTATATGGCACCGATTGTAAAGGCTAAAGAATCAGGAATACCATTCAGAAAAATGTCAAATGATGAACTTTTACTTTCTGCTTATTCGCTAATTGTAAAAATGAATGTGATTACAGGTTGGGCAATTTTAGACAAAAAACTCCTGGATATTTTCGCTGAACAACTTTCTTTAAAACTTTCAGAATCTTATTCGTTCTTAAATCAAAATGAAATAGAATATGCTTTCAGAACTTATTCAGTTAATGATTGGGGTAAAAACTTTAACCTAAACGCATTAGATGAGGTTTTAAAGCCTTATTTAACTTTAAGAAGGGAATTACACATAAATGAAACAAAACCCGAAATTCTGCTTCCAATGGCTTCTAAAGAAATATCACAAAAAGAAATGATGCAAGACGTTGAAGAATATCTTTCAAAGTATACTTTAGAAGTTAATTTAATACCTATTTATATTTACGATTATGCTGAAAAGTTAGGTTTAATAAATTTAAACAGGGATGAAAAGATTTCTATTTACGAAGAAGCAAAAAGTTTCAGACAAAGGGAATTATCAAATTCAGCCAAATCTAATAGAATTGATGACATTATGGCGAACAATATGTTTTTTGAAATGGTAAAAAAGAATGAAATTACTGATGAAGAAAAGTTTAGGTTGCAGAATCTTTCTAAAAAATTAGCATTTAAAAAGTATTATGAAAAAAATAGACCTACCGAAGTTAAAAAAGAAAGCACAGGAAACCTTTAATAAATGGATTCGTGAAAGGGATAAAGAATTAGGTTGTATTTCCTGCGGTGCTAAAGTTGACCACGCAGGGCATTACTTCAGTTCAGGACATTATTCCTTACTTACGTTTGATGAGATTAACGTAAATGGTCAATGTTTAAGGTGTAATAACTTCCTTCACGGAAATTTAATTCATTACCGAATGGGATTGGTTGAAAGATATGGAGATAGGGTTGTAATAGAGTTAGAGAATAAAAGCCGAAATAATGTCAAGAAATGGGATAGGGTAGAACTTGAAGACATAATTTTAAAATATAAAATAAAGTAATAAATTTGTTAGGAATTACTTTAGAGTTGACCAACTGCCATAAATACATTTTAGAGATTTACCAATCTAAAAGGGTTAATGAAATCCTAAAGAAAATTTATCCTGAAGATTTAAGAGATGACCTTAAGCAAGAACTTGCACTTACTTTATTTAATATGGACTGCAAGAAAATAGTTAATCTAAATTTTAAAAATGAATTGCTTTCCTATTCAATTAAAACTTTGTGGCTAATGGCTACATCTTCAACAAGTCCTTTCTTCTATAAGTACAAAAAAAATGATATTGACAAGGCAGTCAAATACCTGGAATCATTGCAACAAAAATCTTTAGGTGAAAGGGAAGCAAATATTGCAAAAAAGATTTTACTTCAGAAAATAGATAAATCAGCAAATGATGCACACGAAGCAATTATCTTTAACAAATATGTTGAACTTAATTCTTGTGTAGAGGTTGCAAAGTATTTTAACATTCCTAAAGACCACATTTATAAGGTAGTAAAGAATTGCAAAGAACAATTAAAAAAAGCAATCAATAATGATTAGTAACATTTTAGCAGGATTT